TTATGGATATCTATAAAAAACAAGATTTAAAGTTATGGATATCTATAAAAAACAAGATTTAAAGTTATGGATATCTATAAAAAACAAGATTTAAAATTTTATAATAAAGTATTATAAAATGATTACCTTGCCAACGAGTTGGATTTATCCAGGAAAAGTCCATAGAAATCTAGTTAGACTACAAAAATTAGAAAGAGACACATTATTTCATTCCTTTTTAACTTGTACCTACTCTGTTTATCAATCGAAAAAAAATCTTAATGATAAATTTTTATATATTAGTAGATTTAAGATGTCTTTGATAAATCATGACGAAAAATATAAAAAATACATAAAAGAAGAAGATTTTGATAATATATTACAGTGTCTTAGTAAAGATTTTGAAGTAAATATATATCTTATGAGGTGTACACCTCAAGACACATTAATAAAGAAACCCTATATATATTCAGACGAGTCTCCAATAATTATTATCGAACAATGTGACAATTTCACTCCATTAGGGGTTAATGACAAACACGGAATTCATACAATGTTTTTTGAAGGAACCGATGAAGAATTTAGAAGGTCGATTGAATCGTTCGACAAAAGTGGTTTATCGGAAGATTATTCAGAAGAAATAGAAGATGTCTTAAAAATAAAAACAAAACATCTATTTAAATATGATGTAGGGGGTGTTTTAAAAAGTTTAAAGCATAACAAGTTAAAATGAACATCCAAAGATACGAAGAGTCGCTACAAGATTCAAACATCCAAACGGAGAAACATCTGCCTACTGGTACTGAAAATAGTAATCAGGATGAAAGAAATGTCCTATACAGTATTCATCAGAGAGGAAAACGAAAAACTCTATGGTATCAGAGCATTTGGGAAACAATGGAAGCAAACAGTGTTCCTACAAACAAAGAACGCGTTACATATAAATCAAAAATTTATCCATATCATGCTCTTCATCGTTGTTTAATGACTACTGTGTTACCAGAAATCAAGGTTAAACCTGGCGAAAATGTAACTATTAGTTGGTGTAAAAATACATTTATAAATATTGTAAAGGAATATAGATTATTGTTTAACGATACAGAACTTCAATATGGAAATACTAAAGTTTTGTTTTCCCGTATTCATTCTCTGGAACTAAATTATACTGGATGTCATTGGGGGTCATCTTTGAGTTCTCAACCTATCTCTATAAGATTACCAGTATGCTACGACGGAAATCAGACTAATGCGTTTCCTCTTTCCCTCTGTGGACAAAATGATAGATTACATCATATTTTTGAATTTAACTTAATGTTAGAAAACCTATTATTAATGAAGAACGATAAAGGCCAAATTATAGATTTAGATATGTCAAAACTTGAAGTTTCTAATAATGTAGATTGCGTACCGATTCCGGAATTAGAAGGTCTATATACTATTCATACTAGTAAGGAATGCGACTTAAGTAACTGCAAAGAAAATGAAGTCGGTGGAGATAGAGAATATTTCGTCGACAATTGTTACTATATAGAAGACGACAATGATATAAGTTTAGGTAAGCGTATCCAAATTAAATTTGATTCTAAAACTAACTATCCTGTCGAAGAAATGGTTTGGGGAGCAGTAAATGTTACAATGACCAACGAAACAAAAAATCTAACAGTTACTACGTCAAACGAAAATACCCCTATCAAGAATACAAAGCTAGAAACAAGTTTATCAACAGTTATAGATAGTAAAGATAGTTTTAAAACAGAATATGCTTACAGAAACGATGTAAGTGATTATATCAAAGGTCTCAGTTATTGGAAAAACGAAGTAGTAGAAAGCGACGGCAAATCATTCAGACCCGGTATTAATTTTTCCGGAGGGAAGATTACGATAAATACCAATAGTGATAATCTTAATTGTAAATTTATGGCTTTTGTTATCATGAATCATACAAGGAGATTTCTGTTCAGAACCTACCCAAAGACTCAAGAAGAACGACTTGTTAAAGGAGCAACAATTGAGCTCGTAAATGAATAATTTTTATATTCGTATGAATATAAAAATGTCCTTCAGGATCGAAAAACTTGTTTATGAATTTAATGTAATAAATGCGATTGGTGATGGTTCGTGTATGTTTCACTCTATATTACAAGGATTTAATAAATCTTATATAAATTCATCTTTTGAAGACAAAATCAAAATAATAAGACAATTTAGAAAGGATTTATCAGAAATTCTAGACGAAGATATCGATGGTAAAATGTGTTATAAACAACTTAGCAGAGGTTCTTTAGAAGAATTTTCTCAAATAGTACCAGAAACATCATTACAAAACATGAAAAAATCACTAAGTTCCAATGAATGGGGAGACGTTAGATTTTTAGAACTTATATCAAACATCTTAAATATAGATATTTACATAATTTGGAACAAAACAAAAAAAATATATAGTCTAGGAGATAAAGAGTTATATTACAAAAACAGAGACAGTATCATTATTTTAAATTCTGGAAATTTTCATTTTGACACAATTGGGTTGAAGACAGAAAATGGAACCAGAACTCTTTTTGATAAGAACGAACCTGTAATTAAACAATTGCGTTCAAAACTGGTATAAAGAATTTCTTACTAAAATGACTCTCGGAACTTCCCCTACCGCTGCCGCCACACAAGGTCCTACTAGCAACCAAGAATTTGGAAAATATATCAGATATTTTCAAGATTCTCACAAAGCTATCATGAGATGGAATAGTATTTTGAGTAATGCACCGACATCTGGAATCACAATCAAAGGTGTAGATGGCGCTGAAGATACAGTATTGAAGAGAAGCGATATTGCTAAATATTCCCAAATCTATATTCAAGAACTTGGAGACTTGAAGAAAGTGTATTCTTCTCGCAAGCGAAAGACTAACCGCACGAACAGTCAACTTCGTTCTCTTTACTATGTGTCTGATCAGCTTGTCGCTTTCTATACAAAGGCTAATCTTGGACCTATTGACCCCGAAACTGGTAAAGGAAAACTTTCTGATAAACTTTCTCTTATTACAGAGAAACGAATGGCTACTTCTGGTATTTTGATGTCCTTGTTTGCTCGATACATTAGTGTCAATGGTCTTAAGACTTCTTCTGGTCGTTTTAGTGTAGATGCTCGTATGAAGAAAGCTTTTGGGACAACTAATTTTAGATTGGATGGAACAGATTTTTCTAAGCGAAAGATTGTCGAAGGAACATCTGAAGAGAAGGTTGCTGAATTGAAAGAAAAGATTTCGCTGGGTAAGAAATCTGCTTTCGACCGAGTATCTCAAAGGGTGGATAAAAACGGAAAGAGTATGCTTGACCCTAAAGAAGGTCTTCTGTATACCTCAATGTGTACACTTAACAACTTTTTCCGAATCCCAACACAATTGCTTAGCGTCGAGGAGAAAGCAGAATTAAACTCAGAAGAAAATGTTGAAGCAGCAAAGGAACTTCAACAAATTCTTACATATATCAAAAACCATAAAACTAACTAAATTATTTATATTTTATCAATTTTATTATTAATAACTTTTGGGTTATTAATTTTTAACTTTTCTCTAGATTCTGCTTTGTAGTCAAAACTACATTTATGATCTTCTGGAAATTTACACCTTGAACAAAATTTTCTTTTACATCTACATTCAAAAATTATAATCGTTTTCTTACTACATTTGGAACAAGGCATTTTAAAAACGCATTTTTATTTAAACAATCAGGTTTTAAAATGTCTAAGGTATCTGAAGAGGGTTTTTTGTTTATCCATTCTGGAGTTTTTGATAAAGAACAAATTGAACTTAATCTTAAAACGTGTGTAAAAAATCTCTCAAAGTTAACCGACATAGAAAACTTTGCTTACCATGTTAATGTCGTGGAAAATAAGGATGGTGTAAAATATGGACATACATATGCGTGGATTAATAACCCTAAAGTATATTATGCTCTTATAGGAAAGAATTTCGACGGAACAGAACGTGCAGAATTTGTTCCAGATGAAACATGGTCGCCACCGGAAAAGGATTACGATGATGCCATAGAAGAGGCAGAAGAATCAGAAAACTGGGGTCTTTTAGGAGAAGTAGAGGCAGCATATGAAAGACCTAATATAAAAATTATAAAGGATCCTTTAATAATTCCTCCAGGAATTAAGTATACAGAAACTCAAAAGAAAAAATTAGAAATAGAAGAAGAGGTCGGGTTTATTGAGATATTTCCCGCAAGAGTAACAATTAGATGCGAAGAACAGAAAATAAATTCTTTCTATTCTAGCTGTATACCTAATTGGGTCACTCAAGATATTCTGTATAATTTTTTTAAAAAATTTAATAAGGATACAACTATTCACATTTGTCCAAGAACAAAGAAAAAATTCTCTTATCCTAGAATATCCATTTCTAAAAATAAAACAAATAGTAAATGGAGAAACGGAGAAGAAAGTTCAAATGTTCAGATTATATTTTCTCCTTTAAATAAGAATATTGGTTACTTTTTGATAAATGTTATCAAGAAGATAAAAATTAAAAATCCACAAACAAATAGAGAAGAAATGTTATTTTTCTCCCAATCTAAATCAAGAACATGAATTTATACTATTTATAGGAGACACAGCGTAATACGGCTGAGGAGGACCGATATCTGTTATATTTACTAATGGTTTTGCAGAAGATACACATCCTTGTTTTGGTTTTAGTAACGTTTCGCAATCTAAAAATTTTTGTTGTTCTGAGGCAATTTTACAATCTCCAGTTGAAGATATTCCTCCTATACAAAAACCTGTACATACTTTTGCATAACTTTGTTGGGTTTTTGCTATTTCATAAGAGACTCCTTCTAAATTATAGTTATAAGTTGTATCGCCATTTATAGTTCTACATGGAGTTTTTTCAATATCTTTAAGAGTTGTTGTTGGTATACCAGAATATTGACAAAGAGGACTACCTTGTGGTTGTGACGGTGTATTTGAAATTAAAAATTTATTTAAAATTTTAAAATGATAATAAACACATAATAACGTAATTAAAAGTATTTTTACCCATATAGTTAATAAAATGATGTTCATTTTATTATAAATTAATTTAAGTAAGGATCGTAAGATTTAAGAGTAACATTAGGAGAAGTATTACTATATCCAGAACCAGGAGCTATTACTTTAATAGAAGTTATCCTTCCATCTGTTATCTCTTGTATTTGAATTTTTCCACCAGAACCAGGTAGCGGTTCATTAGGGTTAATGCTAAGTGTATCCAAATATAGATTTCTAGATAGGGATATAAATTGCAAATTTTCGTTAGTACTTAAATTAGTTTTACCAAAAATAGTTGATTGTTTATAACCAGTAGTTGTTATTACCCCGTTTTTATTAGAGGCAACTTGAACAATAGGAACTATAGCTACATCTACGAAAATAGTGTTTGCAAGTGTATTAATAGCGCTTATAATAGGGTCAGGAGACACAAATTCGCCATCCACGTTTATTCCTGTATATTTATTTCCAAAGAAAAATGCTCCCTCGATACTGAGAATAGAAGATGTAATTTCAACAATATCAAAAGCTTCTGTTGTGCTATTATAGATTGTTTTAATATATTGATTAGGGTTAAAATCTTGAAAAGTATTATTGTCTATACCTAACCCAAAGAAATCTTTGTCTTCCCATGTGTCAGGGTTCGGAACAGAATATTTTGTTGTTCCAAAATCCTGAAAAGGAGTAAAATTTACCGCACCATTTACTGTTTGATAAACATTTCCTATGAATATATAGAAAGTTGTTCCATTTTTAGATGCATCGATCGTGCCTATTGGTTTTATAGAAAATGGAAATTTATTTTCAGAAGACAATATAAAGTCTCCGATTTTAATATTTTGATTAGGTCTGTCTAAATATATATTAAGTACAGAAGAATTTTTTGCTACATTTAGATTTGCTTTTGATTCAAAACACCAAATATTATCGATAGTTGTTTCAAGAAAATTTTTTCTATAATGACCAAAATCTTTACCACTAAACTGTATTGTTACAGCATCGTATATAAATCCTGAAGCTGAACCGCTAGAAGATACCTGTGCCATGTTGATAGATGCAACTAACAATGGGTTGCATCTGATACATTCTGTTCTCCCATATTGGTTATTCCATACAGGGTTATAGAAAGATATATCGTTGTAAAATTTGGTATTAAAAGGTGTTTCTTTTATTTTATAATCGCCGTCGTTAAAATCTACTGGTTTTTGGGAATTTGCTAGATCTGTAGTGACTGCTTCGCTTTCTATAAATTCTTTATATACATAACCACGTGGTTTAGATAAACCTCCTCTGAAAAAATTATTTGTCTTAATTATACTGTAAGATGGATTATAACCTCCTCCCAAAACCGTATCTACCGGACTTGCAGTTTTATTAACATTTCCTATTTTGAAAGAATATCCTATATTTCCTGTTGTTGCGGTATTGTTGACATAAAACTCCTCGTTTAGATTTGAATTATTAGTTGATATGGTATTATAGTTATATCCGTTAAGAGCGTATTGAGGATAATATGTGACTTGTGTATCTATATTAATATTAGTAAGTGCTTCCTTGTAAAGTTCAATGTAAGGACCATAGGGTACTGGTTTGTGACCATAAAAATCATAGAAAGAAATTGCTTTAGTCAAGGGGTTAACTCTTATAATATAATAAACTGGGTTGGTTGTTTTTGTTATAGAAAAAGTACTATCAGTGACTGTTTGTGGATTACTTAATGTTATACCAACATCTATACTATTTCCGCCTTGTATTATTCTAAATGTTTCATTTAAAGAGAAATCAAACGTAGATGAAATAATAGTTCCGATAACACCGGATTTATTCAGGGCTGGGTCTGACATTACAGTTATAATTTGACCATCATTTGATGTGTTTTGAGAATCGATAATTGTACAAAAACCTACTTTAAAATTAAGCCCGCCGTTTATATTTGCAGAATATTGTATAATAGTTGCGGCGATTTTTTGAGAAAAAACGTCTGTAATATTCCCACCTATCTCTAAACCACCTATTATACCGTAATCGCCGCGGGCCGGATCGCATAATACGGACGTAATTCTTCCTTTTAAGGGCGTACTACTACTACCACCATGTGTTACTTGACAAATTCCTATTTGAAACCCAGTATTGCTACCGACAACTGGAAATTTGAGACCATATTCTACAGATACCAAATCTCCACTTTTAACTTGATTTCTGATGGGGTTATAACTATAGTCAATATCTATTGTAGCAGGTTTATATTGTAATTTATTTGTAGTTGTATTAAATAATACAGGATAAGAAGCGTTAATGGCAGATATATCTAGTTCGCTGGTATTTCCAGAAAAAAACTTCCCGTCGTCTTCAACATCAGGTAGAATATTACATTGTGTTC